ACCCTAAAAAGATTATTTCACTGAGTTGGCAATTGTGGCAGGAAGGGACGAAGGGTGAGTTTATGTTGCCCTGCCCTCATTGTGGACAGTATTTCGCACCTAAATCAAAGTTGCTTTATTTTCCAAGTGTTGACAGTCCCGATATCGTGCAGAAACAAGCGCGCTTGATTTGCCCACATTGTAGCGCAGAAATTCATCCGAATCATCAATACAGTATGATTTCCAAAGGCTTAATGATTTGTCCGGGGCAGTGGGTTGAAAATGGGCAAATTATGGGCGAAATTCCTACGAATCCCATTGCGAGTTTTCATGTCAATGGCTTGTGCAGTCCTTGGTTGAATTGGTCTGAACGGGCGTTGCAGTTGTGGCGGGTGGTGAAATCTGGCAATAAGGGACGGATTCAAGTTGCACTGAACACTGAATTTGGCGAGTTGTATGGTGAGCAGGGGGAATCGCCACCTTGGGAAAGTATTGCTGAACAACGGCATGAGTCGAATTATGAGATGGGGGAAATTCCTGAGCCGGTGCAAGTTTTGACGGCGGGCGTGGACGTACAACGGGATCGCTTAGTGGTTGTGGTGATGGGTTGGGCGGTGAATGATGGGCAATTAGAGGGTTATGTGGTGCAGTATGAGGAATTGCTCGGTAAAACACATTATGATGATGTGTGGGATATGTTGCAAGCGAGTTATTTCGACAGCGACATTAACGGCATGTTTATTAGAGAGATTGGGGTGGATTCTGGTTTTAATCCGAGTAGTTTGGATCGTGACCGTCCGAATCGCAATATTATTTATGATTATTGCCGCAGAAAGCCGCGTGCAGTGGCAACCAAGGGGGCTTCGCGGGTGATGGATAAGCCTTTTTCAGCAAGTAAGGTGGATGTGTCGCAGCGGGGGAAGCAGGAAAAACGGGGCTTGACCTTGTGGACACTGGACACGGATTTTTTAAAGCGGGAAGTGTATGCGCGGTTGCAGTGGGATTTGACACGAGCGGGGCGGTGGCATTATCCTAAGAATCTTCCATTGCAGTTTTTTAAGGAACTGACCGCTGAACAGTTGACGGATACGGGGCAATGGGTGGCAACGGGGGCGAACCATGTGCTTGATGCCGTTGTTATCAATTACTTTTTAGCATTGAAATTGCGTTTAGCGAAAACGTTACACCCTAAAACCATTGCCGATCAACCCGTCCGACCAACGAAATCACCACCTCAGCAGGTGCGTAAAGTTGTGCATGGGGATGATTTTTATTGATTTAACAGCGGTGTCCTTATAGCATCTAATAAATCGGATAAACCCATTCTAATATCCTTGTCTGCGAGCAGCAACTTTAAAAGCGATTCAATCTCCTCAAGTTGCGATTTTATTTCTGAACGCAAACCTTCAGATTCAACATCTCTAATATATGTTTTAGATGCGATTCTACATATTTCTCTCGTTAGATCAGCTACCAGACACGCTTTACTTCGCATAGGAGACAGGCAATCAAGCATCCGATCCTGAAAATCTCTTTCGTTCAAAAAAAGCTCGCCTACCGATTCCGATTTGTCTTCAAACTGCCAATCAACCAATGTACCGAGCCGAGCAACATACCAGTAGATATTACCAAGTTTTGATTTAAACTCAATATAATTATCATCACCCACCAAATTAATTGTAGATTGAATTTCGCCCACTAAACCCAGTGTTAGATACATCAATTCAACCATCGACCCTTTGCCAGCTTCAGGATAAACCGCCGTTGTGCCTGTCCACTCTTGAAATTTTCTTAATTTCATAAACTCGCCTCACTGCCAAACGCGGTGTTTTTCATGGATTGATTCACTGCAACCGTCCGTATCGCCAATACTTAAAATCTCCCATTCAACATCATCTGGAATTTCAACAACCCGTAACTTCTCAAGTTCACCATCATTTCCGAGTGATTCTTCAACCAATTGAATGAGGGCAGGGTCGGTGCGCTCAATATTATAGTCTCCGAATGGCTCATCATTCAGCGTGTAATGTCTATACGTGTACTCTGAACCTTCCCCAAGACCATCATCATGAGTCTGAATCGGACGTTGCGAAAGCTCAATATAACGACTCATTTCGTCATTGTTTAAATAGAGTGAGTCGCCATTTGGATTAATTACAATTTTCTGTGTCATTCTGACTCCTCACTACCATCACCTCAGCCACGGTAGAGTATTCTATGGTGATCGCTACCATCCCAATAACTAACCTCGACAGCATTGTCTGCATAGTGGGATTTTAGTGGGGTTAAATCTAGCAGCCACCTATACAAATTGGAATCATTGCCTTCACATCGCCCAACGAATCCTTTACCTTCCAAGAATAGATTACCATTCCTTATTATACAGCGATGTTTTATAATTTTTAAACCTCTAATCCAGCCAAACCACGAACGACAAATAAGCCACAGATAGAGATAAGTTCTGAATTTTTTAGGAAACATAAGTACCGGATTACCACATTCACTCACTTTATTCTCCTCTCTGAAGTTGCATTTATCTTCAATCGCAAATCATTATCTGATATTAGGCTTTAATATGAGACCCTGCATTCCTGCTCAAATTCATGTTGCCTATTGCCTGAGAGCCAGCTATACCAGTTTACAAAAGGGCGTAAGAGGAGCGGTCGCTACCCGCTTGAACCAGATTGCACCGCATACAGGTCTGCACTGGTTGGTTTTGTTTCTTCCCGGTCATGTATCTATACTGATTAGTATAGAAAGAGCCTGTTTGCCCCAGCAAATTTTCGACCTCTTACATAAAATCATCGTATTTAAGCAGACGGCGAAGCCTCCCAGTAACTTCGCATGGCACACCGTTGTCAACACTTCAACAACGTGTTACGGACGGGAGAATCGCACCGTGTCACGTCTGCTTTTTTATTCTATCACGCATTCGACGCACTGTTGATTCTGACACACCCGTTTGTCGCGATACCTCTGCCACATTCACGCCTTGCAACAGCAATTCTCTTGCCTTCTCACGATTACCATTATCCGATGATAATGCAACTTTAGTCGCAGTAGTGGGTTGCGTCTGATTATCATTACCCAATGATAACGCAACTTTCGGCTTGGGTGCGTCCGCATGTTTCACAATCATCTGATTATCATTATCCAACGATTTCGGCATCATTATACGACTTTCAAAGCGCGGTTGCAAGGTCTGATTTAGCAAAACCATCTGCTCATAAATCTTTGATAACACCTCAACTACTTGCGACAGATCATCTTTTTGACTCTCGCCACCACTGCCCAATATCAACCGCCGATATTCAGCAATCAGTTTGAGACTCCCGCCCGTTTTCAGACGAATTGCCTCAAGCGTAGTCGCCTCGTTTGCTGCAACCAATTCCATTATTGCCTGTCTAACTGATTCTAAAGTAATCGTTTTTTTCATGATGATTTGATAATGATTCGATGATGATTATTTTATTATCGCACATCGCTTGCCAAAATTAAATGCACCCCCCTTCGTGCATTTTCGCTTTTTTGGTATGTTAGACAAAAAGACACGCCACTATGAACCTAGAAACTGCACAACAACATTTAGACGCATGGTTAGCCACAGAACTCGCCCTCGCGCAAGCCCAAAGCTACATGATCACCACGCCGAGCGGACAACGCCAAGTGACACGGGCAAATTTAGCAGAAGTGCGTACCCAAATTCAATATTGGCAACGGCAAATTCAACGGCTTTCCAATCCAACCCAATCCCGTTTCAGTAAAGCGCAGTTCACAGATGAATGAATTGATTGAAAATATCATTGCAACCTTCAGTCCGCGCTGGGCGTATGAACGCAAACGTTATTACGCGCTGTACCAAGGGGCGACCACAAACTCACGGCAACGTCGGGAATTGCCCTTAGATCGGGGGAATGCTGACTATGGAGTGGGGATTGCCGCGCAGACTTTGGCAGGAAAAGCCCGTTGGGTGGATGAAAATTCAGACTATGGAACGGGGGCGATTGACGCGTTTGTTGTGGCAGTGGTTGGGGCGGGGATTATCACTGAACCGTTGATTAAAAATGCTGATGGTACGCCATTTACCGCGTTGAATGAGCAAATCAAGGACTTGTGGCAGGAATTCATGAGCAAGCCTGACATTGCCGGCGTGGAAAGCGGGGCGAAAATTCAAGAGTTGGCATGTCGGTCGTGGTTTCGTGATGGGGAATGTTTTCTAAGATTTTATGAGGGAACGGGCTATCGCCATAAGAATCCGTTGCCCTTGAGCGTGCAGTTGCTCGAATCAGATCAGTTGCCTCACGCTTATAGCAAGCAAGAATTAGGAATTGTGCAAGGGATTCAAAAAGATGAATATGGCACACCGTTGACCTATTGGTTTTATCGGCATCATCCGGGTGAATTCCATGTTGATAAAAATGAGATGGTGGCAGTTACCGCAAATGATGTATTGCATCTCAAATTGACTAAACGCATTGGGCAAACTCGCGGCATTTCAGCCTTGCACGCGGTCACTGAACGAATTCAAGATGTGGGTGAAATTGATTTGTATGAAACCGCTGCGGTCAAAATGGGTTCAGCGATTGGATTGAAAATTGAGCGCACCGCCGATTATGCCAGTGAAGAACAGTCGCCGCGTGAGGTTGTTCAAAAGTTTTATCCGGGCATGGTGTTGGATGGGTTGGCAGTGGGGGAACACGCTGAAATGCTGAATCCCAACGGGCGACCGAATCCAGAAATTATTCCGTTTCGTGACGATGTGTTACGAGCGGTTGCAGCGGGTATGGGGATTTCAGCGTCAACATTAATGCGTAAATATCAAGGTTCTTACAGTGCAGAGCGACAAGCCCTTGTGGAAACTCAGCGCATTATTGATACCCGGATTGCGAGATTCATTGAAAGTTTTGTGCAACCACTTTATCGGCGGTTTTTACAAACAGCGGTGTTGTATGGGCAAGTCAAAATTCCCAAAAAAGCCATTTTACCGTTGTCATTGTTTCGTGCGTCGCATAAAGCCCCCGTCATGCCTTGGATTGATCCGTTAAAAGAGGTTGCTGCAAGAGTTCAGACAGTTCAAGCAGGTTTTGATTCTAGGTCAAATCAAATTCGTGCGATGGGGCGTAATCCTGATGATGTTTATCAAGGGATTTTAGCTGACACTGAGCGCGATAAAGATCATGACATTAGTTTTACGACCAGTGCAGATGGTAATCCGACAGGCGTGAATCCGGGCGAATCGACAAAACAACCTACGCAACCGATTGATGAGAATAACGATGAATGACTTTTTAGCAATTTATCCGGATTGGGTGGAAAGTTTTTATAGCTTGCAACTCAAGTTGTTGTCTGGTTTTACCGGGGACACACCGCCACCGACCCAATCAAGAAAAGGTGAATTGCGTGGGAATGTGGCAATTATCCATATCGACGCACCAATTATCAACGCGAACGTTTGGGCGGAAGATTGGGGATTTTCAACCATCAAGGGCATTCAAGAATTACTTGATCATGCTGTGAGCAATTCACAAGTAGCGCAGATTGTATTGCATTTTGACAGTCCGGGCGGGACGGTGACAGGAACGCATGAGTTGGCGAGTTATATTCATCAGATGACTGCACGCAAGCCAATTTCGAGTTATGTCAGTGGCTTGTGTTGCTCGGCGGCGTATTGGTTGGCAGCGGCTTCGAGTCGAATCGTGATTGCAGAGACGGCAATTGTTGGCTCAATCGGTGTGGTGCAAACCTTTGTCAAATACACCGGCGATGCTAAAGAAATCACGATTGTCTCGACTCATGCACCAAAAAAGCGCGTCGATCCAGAAACTCCAGACGGCGAGAAGGAGATTTTGAAGACGTTGGACGCATTGGAAGCGATTTTTATCGGTGATGTCGCAAGTTTTCGCAATGTGTCTCGTGCAGAAGTGATTGATAATTTTGGGCAAGGTGGCGTTTTTGTAGGTAAACATGCGCTACAGATGGTTGATGCAGTGCAAAATTCACAAGGATTTTTCTCAGATTTACAAGGAAACAAGATTATGTTGACAGCAGAGCAAGTGAATCAACTGATTCAGACGGCAACCCATCCAGAATTAGAAGGGTTACGGCAAGGATTTACTCGTATCGAAGCAAAACTCGCAGAATTGACTGAACGAGTCGCTCAAAAAGATACTGTAATCAATCAAATGGCAGAGCAACAGAAAGCAGAAGCGAGTCGCAAAGAAGATATTGAAAATTTGTTTGCTTTGTTTGCTCATGAACCGTTACATGCTGAAAAGTATGCAACTTTACGGGCGGATTGTTTGGCAAATCCTCAATGCACAGCAACTGAGGCGCACCGGCAATTGATTGGATTGCGTGCAACATTGAGCGCGACTCCTCAAGTTCCCACGACGACCGCGAATACGACTTTTGCCGCTGAACCTGCGAAGGCGAAGGGCTTTTTGGAATTATTGGCGGAAGTGAAAGCGGCGAATCCTACTTTAAACCATGTTGACGCATTGACAAAAACGATTGCAATGTATCCAGATGCTCATGCAGTATATTTAGCTGAACAAAATCAAAAAGGGGGTAACCGTGCATAGTACACACAATCAAATCTCTTTTACTGCCGCTGAAAATATCGCCCCTTGGTTACGCGTGAAAATCAATCCAACACCGACAACGGGATTACCTCAAGTCGCGATTGCCGATGCCGATGATGCCAACTGGATCGGATTGGTTATGCCAACACCTTTAATGGATCAATCGGCAACTGGAAACGTGGGGACGGAAGTCGCGGTGCGATTGAACAGCGGGGGTGGAACTTTTAATGGGATTGCGAGTAAAGCAATTGCGCGCGGGGCTGAATTATACGCGGCGGCGGGCGGTAAGATTTCTGACACGGGTACGTTGGCATTGAATGCAATTGCGTTGAATTCTGTCAGTGCAGACGGCGATCTCATTGAATATATTTTGAAAACCTAATTAGCGGGAGCATAAGGATATGCGTCTTACCAATGCGATACATCGCCCAGAATTAACTGATGTTGCTGAAGAATTTTCGTTGCAGCAAACCCAATCGGATTTTATCGGTCAGCAATTAATGCCGATTTTTACGGTGCAAGCAACTTCAGGGCAATATCCATTTTTACCAATGGAAAACTTTTTGAAGATTCGTGAAACCAGACGCGCACCGCGCACCGGTTCGAGTCGGGGTGAATCTGAATTCACAATGAAGCCTTTTACCACGGAAGAACATCAATCAGAAGAAGCGGTTGATGATACGGAAGTGGTGTTGTATCAGAATTATTTTGCAGTGGAACGGTTGGCAACTGAGCGGGCAATGGATGTGATTTTGCGTCGTTATGAGAAGCAAGTCGCTGAAACTGTGATGAATGAGGATAACGCTGGCAAGGTGAAAACGTTGGCGAAGCCTTGGAGCGATCCCACGTCTGATCCCCGCGCAGATTTTCGAGCGATTTTAAAGGAAATGCGTTATGACCGCTTGATTACGCCGAATGTGATGGTTATTCATGACGATGTGCTGGACGTGTTGTTGACACATCCTAAATTGGTGGATTACTTGAAGTTTACACAGCCGCATCTGGTGGAAGGTCGGCAAGCGCAATTGTCGATGTTAGCAACGTATTTTGGTGTGCCTACGATGTTGTCACCTAAGTCGATTTATGACCCGACCAGTGAGGGCAAAAAGACGGTTATCACTGATATTTGGTCGCCAAATTATGTGGCGTTGTTGAAGGTGGATAAATCGCCTAATTTGCAACAGCCTCAATTTGGTCGGACGTTTATGTGGGCAAAACGTAGCGGAACGGGTGGCACTGGAAATATTATTGTGGAATCTTATCGTGAGGAAGCGATTCAAAGCACGATTATTCGTTGCCGGCGTTGGGTTAAGCCAAATGTGATCGCAAAGCAGGCGAATTATTTGATCAAGAATTTGGTAGCGTAAACAATGGCGGATTGGTTGATACCTCAAATGGCGAGTGATGTGTCGTGGATGATTCGCGATGCTGGGGAGTCTGTGGTTTATCGGACGCAAGCGGGTCAAGTATTTGATTTGGTTGCGTTGGTTGATGCAAATGCGACAGAACAGCCGAGCTATGGGTATCAACAAAAGATTTCAAGTAAGGGGCATGACGTGACCATCGCGCAGTCGGCTTTTGTCGGGTATGTGCCTTTGAAAGGGGATGTTGTGGTTTATTTGGGTCAGGAATATCAGGTTGAGCATGTTTATCCGTTTGATAAGGGTGATGTTTTTCGGTTGGCGGTCATTCCCTTGGGTAAGAGTGTACCGCCCGTCGATTCAAGTGGCAAGGAGTATTTTTGATG